ATACATTATTGAGGCTAACCTATTCCTGTCCCGTTCCGTGTAGTTTCCGCTTTTTATGAGCTCGGCCAAGCTCTGCATTTCATCATTAAGTTGTTTGTTAATTAGGTCGTATGCGCTCATTTAGTTCTTCAGTTGAAGTGTTTAGGGTTATTTGATTTCCACTTTTCATATCGTTCAGTTATCTGAATTAAAATCTTATTTCTCACAATGTCTTCATCCTTGAACTGGTGAATTCCCAATCCGCCGATTCCGTTCATTAATTCGATAAACTCAGGCAAGGCTACTTTACTCTTTGCGATATCGTACTGGCTAACATCTCCGCAAATTAAAACCTTTGAGTCCTTTCCCATTCGGGTTATGAAAAGCATAAGTTGTTTAAAATCAGCATTTTGAGCCTCGTCTAATATCATTAATGAATTATCAAATGTTGCTCCTCTCATGTAGGCTAGCGGTCTGAATTCAATTACACCAGTCGCTTCCAACCAGCCAACCACATTGGGATCATGTAATAATTTTACCAAATTAGATCGATAACTTTCCATGAATGGATCAATTTTATCCTTGATCTCACCCGGTAAAAATCCCAACTTTTCGCCGGACTCTTGAATAGGTTTAGATAGGATGATCTTTTTTATTTTACCCGATAAGTACAGCTTTAGGGCAGCAAGGCAAGCCGTGAATGTTTTACTTGTACCGGCCGGGCCGTAGCAAAATGTAATTTCATTAGAGATTATTTTGCCTAAATACGCTTCTTGCGAAGGCTTTAGAGAAATTTGCCTAATGTCCTTTTCCGTTAATTCAAGTTGATTGGGTTTACGCTTTTTTTCTGGCATTGTTTGATTTTGCTTTTTTAGGAGTGGAGGTTTGAATCTTATCAAGTAATTTTTGACAATTCGCGCAAGATTCATAGTCCTCAACGCTTTTATAGAAACTTAAGGCTTTTTGTAAACAGTCTGGCCAATTCTCTCGTTGGGCAACGACATCGATGCTTTCATCAACGATTTGTAGATCCTTGATGTAGACTTGTGAGCCGTTTGATTTGACCGCGTCTGAAATGCTAGAGATTAAGCGGTCAAATATTTCCTTTTTATTTTTATCGTAATCGAAATTTAGTAGATCGCTAGTCGTCATGGTATTATTGGTTATTTCCGTAAAAGTGGCCCATTAGTCTTTTATATTCGTCAACTGAATTTTCGTCAAATCTTTTTGTTGCCCCAGGTTTTTTAATCGCTGGAGTTTGGTTTAGGGATCTCAACACATCATGATTATACCCAGAATCGTGGCCAAGGTACGCTTCTCCCAAGAATTTTGAGTAAGCCTCAGATAAGTATTCCTTGGGCAGTCTGTCTAATTCGTCATTAACGAGTTCCCAAAAGTTAGGAGATTCAAAGAAGGCAGAGGTAGACACGCATGTCATTGCAAGATCGTCATTGCCATTTTGGCTTCGATAGGTACCGTTTGAGGATTTACCGAATGAACCTAGCTCGTGAACCGTCTTGAATTCGTTAGGTAGGATCTTATTGACAGCTGTCAAGTACTTAAATCTTTCGCAGAATTTTGTCTTATTTGTCTCTGTCATTTTAAGTCCAGGCTTCCAATTCGTTGATGAGCTCATGTGTTTCGAATGAATTACTTGACCTGGCCAATATGCTTCGTTTTGCGTAATTTTGTCCATCACATAATCACCCTTATGGTCTAGCTCAATTAAGAGCCTAACTTTTTCAGGATTGAATACTTTATATGCTAGATGTTCCAAAACGTTGGTGAATTCATTGATGTCCTTCTTATTACTTCTGAAGGTTGCAACCTGTACGAGACCAAAGAAATCGCCCTCGTTCTTTATGAAATCTTTGACCTGCTCTAACATCTTGATAGGTAGAGATGTGAATTTAAAAATGTTAATTACTGAGTAATCACGACCTACGCCAGAAGCCGTGTCAATTGAGAACACGTACGTGTTTCCATCGTTTTTAATGTCTTCCTGTGTGAATCTGCTGAAGTTAGGATGAACTGAAAACTCTTCTAATATATTCAAATGATCCGGAGACTGGGACCATTCTGGTGTCACGTATGTAGTGCGGAACGAAAATATCTTCTTTAGGTCCTTTGACGGCAGTAATAATTTATCGGATGAGAAGAACTGTAGCCCGTATTCCTGGTTAAAATCTTCTTCTGATCCCAAGTTGGCAATCGTCATTTTCTTCCACTCTTCATCCCTGCCTGGAACCTGCCACCAGTCAACCCTTAACGGAACGTAGGTGTTTAAGCCGTTCATTGCGTCCATGTAAATTTCATAGAATCGGTTCATACCGTTCGGTGTCGAGGTTATGATCACCTTTGAATTGGATGAAGCTGAGATGGTTGGATAGATTGCTCGATAGAAGAAATCTAGGTAAGACGGGTTAATGTGAGCAAACTCATCAATGTAAAGCACGTGAATCGTGAAACCAATACCCGTGTTCTTTGTTGTAGTTCTACCGATCAGTCGACAGCCGTTATCGAATTTCAATGACATTACGTTATTTGAAATACAGCCAGGTTTTAGGAAGAACGGTAGATTCTCAAGTACTGATTTTATTTTATCAAGTACCTCTTTTGTTGTTGATGCAACGTTGGCAACCGCCAGCACGTTTTTATCAGTATGAAATATTAGGTACCATGCAATGAATACACCCGACATAACGGTCTTACCGATCTGACGAGATGCCATTAGACAATTGAATCGATTGTTCTTAAAGGATCGAATGATCTCTTCTTGATAATCCCTGAGCGTGATTTGTTGAATACCGTCCTCAGTCATTACTTGCGCGTACTTGGAAGCAAAGTAGACAGGATCGGCCTTACAACGTCTGATCTCTTCTAATTCTTCTGGCGTGTATTCAAAAACGATGTTCGCCTTCTTCCAAACCGGATCATTGTCCTTAAATGGAGAATTCTTGATTGTTTTAATATCAATCACACCATTCTCAAAATCCTCAAGAAGCTTATTGACTTTTTCGGTCGTCCAAATCGCGCTGTTTTCCTGATCTAGATTAGACAGTTTTATTTGGGTTCTGCTTCCGCTGCTGGCAATAAAGTCTTTCATATTAGCGAATTGACGTCGTCAGAGAAGTCTTGATCCTCTTCATCTTCAGCGATTGAATTGGAGATTCCTCTTTCTAGCATGACTTCTGTCTTTTTTGAAGGGTGGGTTAGGTGACGAGAGTCTAGTTCCTCACCTTCTACTTCAATTGCATCAATTTCTTTAATTAAATTTTTTGTTCCAGCCGTTATGTAATATTCATTAGCTGCCGTCGGTAGGGCTTTAGCTGGAGATTCGCCGATTGCTCCTCTCTGCTCAACGTCCTGATTCATTTTCTTATAGGTGTCTTCGAGGAAAAGCATGTAATTTGCCTGAGTCTTTATGACTGTTGTTAATTTATCCTGAAGCTGGCCAAACACTTCAAATAATCTTGGGTGAGTGTTGCCCTGATTAATTTCTTCAGCGATCTTTTCAATCGCCATTCTAATTGTTTTTAACTGAAAGAAAATGTTTTGGATGCTAGAATTGTCTAGGATCTGCTTTTGCTTTATGTAATCATGTTTCTCAATTACACCAAGATCAACATAGAACTTGAGCATTGAACTTGTTATGTCCTTTGCCTGCTTTTCAAATGATGAATTCATTTCTTCGAAATCAAGCGGTGGGGCTGCTGCAATTTCAGCAAGTTGCTCGTCGATATTATCGTCTTCTGAATTTGGTCCGCCTGAATAATTACTTAGTAATGATTCAAGCTCGCTCTTTATTTGAGCCTTCTTTTCCTTTGTGAATACGCTCATGCGGTTAGTTAGTTAAATCTGTTTTCGTTCTTATCTAGCGCCGGGTTCGCAAATATCTTTATTTGCTTGACGGCCTCTATGTGCTCGTACAAATAGGCTTCTAAGTAGGCAATGAATGAGTCTAATACTGGATTCGCTCCAAACATTTGGTTAGAGAGAACTCGTTTCATTAATGCATTCTTGTACTTGTACCCTAGATGTAAACGAACGTCTTTTCTATTGTACACAACTTGGTATATAGAGTTTCTTATCATACGATACCAATATTTTTACGAGGGATTTGGGCTTTTATTTGGATATTTAGGGCGCCTAGTCCATTATCGGATAGTCCCTCTGCGTAAGCATTACCTTGACTGTCTTTCCAACCTCCACGAATAACTGGAAATTCGTCCAAACCTATGATGATGTCATTGAATTCATCAAGCCCGACTAGATCCTGAGCAGATGGATTATTGGTTTTAGTGAGTTCATTTAGCTCACCTAGAATGTTTACGCTAACTGAGTCTACTCCCTTTAGTGATTCAAGAGCAGCGATTAAATCACTCTTTGGAACACGGTCATGTCTTCTAAGCTTAATAAAGTAATCTCCTATTGCATCAGCGATATCAGACTTAATGATTTCCTTTGGTACATCATCAAACGCAATAATGCTAACGTTCAAAATGTATCTAGTGATTCTTGGGTCAACGATCTTTAGATCTGATGAAATCATCTTGGTTCCAGATTTCTCGATGTACTTCAGCAGTTCAGACTTTTGAAAATCAGTTAATTTAAAATTCTTTAGTGGTAGATTGAAGTAATCTATTCCATCGTTGAATAATTGAGTAA